TATCCCTTGTAGTGTAAATACATTCACCATCTCCGATCCTATATTTTCCATTTGAACATTCGTAAACTGGCATATCATTTCATTATTAGTTGTCCGTTTGCATCACGCTTAGGAATGAATCCTACTGCGCATCTGCAATTAATTGTAAATCCTTTTGGTGCAGTTGGGTCACCTGGTGCATCCACCACAATAGGTCTCCCAACCTTATCCGCACTAATGAATGGCTCGTTGTATGCTACAATCTGCCCATCCATATTCCAATGGTCAAAGAAGTCTTTAGGTATGCGCCTTGTTCTCGCATCTCTTGTGCTTATCCAAATCTTATCAACTTGGAATGGCAACTTCTCCGCACCTTTTAATGCTGCATAGTTGCTCGACCTCATTACCTCTGTTCTTGCTATCATCACGCTCCTATACTTTGCATATTGTATCTGTGGGTCACTTAGCACCAACTTTGCTATCTCTTCATTACTCAAGCCTTGTGCCATCGCATCGTTCACTATCACTATCAACCTATCTTTGGTTGTCTTAGTCATTAGTGATGCAAGTAAAAACCCCCATTGAATTAGAAATGATGTTATCTCGTTCAAAAACTCATCATTCAACCCAAATGGATTTGCAGCCTTCTTGCTATCCACACTTACTGCTCTAAATGTTGCGTTGCCAAATGTTGTTGCCACCTCTCGGTACATCTGCCTCATTATAGGCATTAGCTTCTCATCCCACGCAACTGCACCAAGCCCACTCACCGCAGCACTAGCACCATCTCTTCTTACACTTCTTGCAAAGTTCTCTAACTCACCTTTTAATACACCAAAAAACAAAGAACTATATTTCTTATCAAGAGTCCTTCGCAGCCTCTCCACCTTCAGCCAATATGTCCCTCGCTGCGTTGCGTTCATCAGTCAGTTTTATTTTATACGACATCCTCACTTGCATCCTCATTGTCCTCTCTGTCAGGCACGTCATTTCCGTAGGGATCTTCGGAAATCTCTTCATCACGATCGCCCATATCTCTTTGTCTGTTGTCGTTGCTATTATCATCTGCTATGCTTAGGTCCATCATTACTTGAGTGATTGGCACAAGCCCCTGATTGATATAACTCATATCCCACGCACCCTCTTTCTTAGAATAGTTCATCGCTACTCTCTTCTCATCCATTGTTAACCAGTTCGCATCACGAAGAGAACGTACCATCCTCTCCATATCTTGCTGCATCTCTGGTAATGCAGTAATATCAAAGTCAATGAACACATCCTCACCAAATCTTGGCACGAGCCATTTGTTCAACTCATCTCTTAATGAGCAGCACATTGGCATAATGGTGTTGGTGATTAGGTCACGCATTGCATTTTGGTAGTTGTTGTATGATGACGTATCAACATCAAACAATACCGCTGGCATACCAAACACCCTACACCACTGATGAAGGCTCATTTGCATTGTCTTTACCAGCTCCATATCCACCGATGATAGACCAAAGTTTAAATAGTCCCACGGTGTTTGCAGCACTGCAACCTTACCTTTATTGTCCACAGTGTTGATATCCTCATTCACTGCTCTTTTAATTATATTTGCTTGTTCTATTGTGAAGTTTGGTACTACCGTTCCTAATGGCTTTGGAGTGATTGCCCCCTTTGCTCCACCATTAGCCGCCATCATCGCACTCGCATCAGCAGCATTGTTGCTCATACGAAGTGTTTTGTATGCAGCACGTAATGGCGACAACCCACGTAAGTGAGTTCTCGTGGTTGCATCAAAATCTGGGTTCCAAGTTTTCCAAGCACATACTTGGTCCTTTGGAATGTCTATTCCTCTGTCAACCATAAGTCTATATCCAACGAGTCCGTAGAGGTCGTTAGGGTCGGGGTAGATGTCCAAGAAATGGGTTGGAAGCACGTTAAGTTCAGCGAACTTTCCGCCCATCTTTCCATCATTGCCGTAAATGTTACCTTCTCCTGACAAAAATCTATAACCAAATAAGTTCTCGAGGAATTGGTCTTGTGCTTGGTATTCATTCGGTCTTTCTAATAGTCTCGCAAGTGCTGAGTTCATCACAATGTTCTCACTATATGCGTTCTTCCTCTCTATCACTGCTCTCTCAAACGCACCTTGATTGCCCAAGCCTTTTGTTAACTGCTTGTAGCGCATTAGTGATGTTCTTCCCTTCTCTGTATTATTTGTTTTGTAAACGTACCACGGAATAGATGCCGCTTTACGTGCAAGGAATGACACGATGCTATACACATCTGCATTTCCTAAATATCCTTCGTAAACATACTTACCATTCTCATACTCTTGTAACAACGCTCCGTTTATGCCCCTGATATTTGTTGTTACATTCTGATTCGGGTCTAAACCCTTTTTCTTGAATATGTCTAATAAACCCATCTATTTTTATATTGCACCCCAAGTAACACTTGGGATAGTTAATTTACTAAATATGCCGTATCTAAGTGCATCAAGAATATGGTCATTAAACTTCACGGGAGCATCAAGTTTGTTTCCATTGCGGTCCGTTTTCCAACGATAGTTTTTTATTTCCTTTAACAAATTTACACTATCTTGGTGAATAAACAATGGTGTAGCTTTTACAGTCTTTATTCCCTCCGTCACATCTTTGTTAGCAGGTTTGGCATTGAACCCTCCCCTAACTATACTCTCTATCGTTTTCGGCTCGGCAGCATCACAATACAAATCATCCCACTTTTCTATGCCTAATGTCTTTAGTCTATCTATCACATCGTCAGTTGTCATCTTTGGCTCATATATCAACTCTTGACAATATGCAGCATCTTCGTGGAACACAACCTTTACCAAAGCCGTAGGCACGTTAAACCCAAAGTCCAATCCGTACACCACTTCCCCATCCTCAGGCATCTGCTCGGTTGTTTTCCAGTGTGAGTATATCAAGTCTTGTGATAGTCCCCTCTCACCTAATCCGTAGATGGTCCAATAGTTAGGGTCGGCATCTTTTAACCTCTCCAACTCCAAGACTAACTCATTTGGCAAGAATGGGTTATCTCTGAAAGTTGTAATATGAAAGTCTGCATCATCTCTTGGAATAACACTATCGTAAATCCAAGATGATAAGTCCGAAGGGTTGTAGTCAATCACTATCTTACCCTCAGTTCTCATTATTAACTGCATCCAAGCCTCATAAGTCAATTCGTTAGCCTCATTGCAAAACAAATACGTTCTTGCACGACCACGAATTTTTTGAGGTTGATCTGCCGATACAAACTCCACTATATTACCATTCAAAGAATAAATCTGGTCCGTCTTGTTGTGATTGTCCTCACTATAAATACCAAGACGAGAAAGTATATCTATAAAATCCCTTAACACCGTACCCTTAATGCTCGGAAGCGATTGTCGGACTATTGTTAAGGTCTTGCCATTTTCTTGTAACAACTTTACAATAAACCAAATCAGAATATTGTAAGTCTTTCCACTACGAGAACCTCCTTGCATAACGGTGATTCTCTTCTTTGAGTCTGAAAGTATTTCGTAAACCTTGTTAGTTTGCAGTTTTGCGTTCATAGAAAAAATTAAAAATCAATATCAGTTTTCGAGTTCAAAAGGTATGGTCAAAAAGGGGGTCATCGTATATACACTAATAATATCACAAAAGTCATACACTCATTTGGCTACTATCAAACTCTCTGTTTTACCCCACCTCGGTCAAATCCTTTTTTCTTATGTACCCCGTCATTATATCCAGCCCTATTCGGTCTACCTTTGCCAGTTTGCGTATATAATATACATTATGTTAAGTAGACTCGTAAGTGGTTGATTTTCAACCCCTCCCCTACCCTATCAATTGACTAGCACTTCCTCTTTCACCAATTCGGGGCGGACAACCTCAACACTAACCTGATTCAATTGACCTTCGATTTTAGACTCGACCTTTTGCGTAGGCATTCCAAGGAAATAACTCATATATAGCTTAATGGCGTTCATATCACCATCAAGGATCTTTTGATTGAGTACCTTAAATGCAGTTTCCGCCATTGGGGTTAGCTTCTCAATTATGGTGGCTTCGTCCATACGTTTTGGTCGACCACTGTTCGGTCTTGGTCCGCCCCATTTACCCTTAGTTTTGTTTTCAGTCTTGGTATCTTCTTGGTTTTCCAACATTTGTTTATATAGTTTCTTTGTTGTCTTGCTTAAATTCAATTAACTCCATATTATGAGTAAGCCCGTTTGAAGCAGGCTTTTCCCTTTCATATATCCTAAATTTTACCCACCCGTTTACCTTATTAATTGTGCTAAGGTATTCAATAAAATCAGGTGCATTAATGTTAAGCACTATTTCGCCTTTGCGTTGTTTAGATATATAAAAGCCCTTTTTACTCATTAATACCCTAAAATTACAAGTTTAACAAATTATTTTAATTATTTATTTATCAATATTATGTTTAAAACTAAATAA